TGTTCAAAAGAATTATACAATTCAAGGACCACCTGTTGTAAATCTACCACAATCGGTAGAACTTTCTAAGTTACAAGGTAAGTACTACTCACAATTAAACAAAGTTCAAAAAGAATTTAAACTAAAAGATTCTAATGGTGTTGCAGATTACCATCAAGCATGGTGGGAACAATATGTTGATAAAAATTCACCATCTACATTAGATAACAAAACTAAAATGGCGTTGGTTAAAAGATGGGCATTCTATGATAACTCATTTAGATTAAACAAAAAGAATATTTCTGATTCTAAAGTATTAGATTGGGCAACCAAAACTGATAAACAGGATAAAGCAAAAATATCTAAAACAAACCTTCGTAAGTTCGAAGATATATTCTTAGGTGTAGGTGCAGATGTACTTTCATTTATGGGTTCAGCATTAACAGTTAACCCTGATAAGGCAGTTAGAGATATGAAGAAGAGATTGGATTCCACAATCAAAGATGTTCAGAAGAGTGGAGACCCAAAGAAGATTGCAAAATTAAAAATGGAATTAGAAAGATTAGCCGCTGTAGGTGGTAAGGATAAGATTGTACCAAATGAGGGTATTGTATTCACATATAAAGGTGGAACATACAAATTAACAGGTACATTCGCATCACTAAATCAGATTTTAGGGTTATTTTACTCTTAAAGATTTTATTTTCATATTTATATAAAATAATAAGTTATGGCAAAGTTAAAAAATATTAAAGCAGTAAGTGAAATGTTAAGTGGGCAACACAAAACCCAAACTAAAAAAAGCATCTCATTTGCTGATAAAGTCGTTGAAAGACGTGAAGTTGGAGAAACTTGGATTGATGATAAAAATCAAAAGTGGGAACAACGAAATGGTTACAAAGTTAAGATTGGGAAAATGGCTAAACTCAGAGAAGAGTTAAATTCATTTCCTAATTGCAACAAAGAAACTTGTACTACTACAGAACCAAGTAGAGCTGATTTAAAAATGAAAGCTATACATGGTATGTGTTTAAATTGTGTTGTAGAAATGGAACATCAATTAAAATTAGATGGTAAGTACGAAGAGTATGAAAAGAAAAAGTTACTAGCAAACGCCGAAGCTTGGTTAAAACAAGCTGAGATGGAAAAGGAAGTTATTAAATCAACTCTTCAAGCATCTTTTATAAATGAAGATGGTTCTATTGAAAAATGGAATGAAGGAATGACAGAAGAAGAAGTGGTAGAAAAAATTGATAACGAATTTAAAACCTTTAAAGAAAACTTTATAGATAAGCTAAAAAATAACGGAGCATAAAAATGAATCCAAGATTAAATAAAAAAGTTAAAAAAGACTTAGATGCATACTTCAAAGGGTACAAAGGTTCAGACCCAGAAGTACATCATGGAGTAAAACACATTCTAATAGGAGCACTAAGAGATGCAAACTTTCATAGTGAGGCTAAGAAAGTGGATTCAATGTTTCCTAAAGCAAAACAATCCAAATATGCTGGTAGAAAAGATTTGGAAGATTCAATCGAACAGAATCATGGTGAACCAATCGCTAAGGCAGCAAAATGGGATGGGTATGATATCATTGATGCGATAGCATTCTTTGTTTCAATGTTTATTGGTGGGCCCGTAGGTGCTAAAGTAACTTCTCTTAAAGAAGGAATGAATGAAAATTTTAGAAGCTTTGTAACTCAATATATTAAAGAAGTAACCCACTCACATGAGTATGAAGATATGAGTACAATGGGTGAAGATGAAAATGATAAAGAAGAAATTAAGATAGGTGAATACCAAACTAAATACTTCCACATGTGTCCTGGCGCATCATCACTATATGGTGATATAGAATCCAAAGGTGTTGATATGGATATGGCTGAAAGAAGTGTAAGATTACAAGATGCACTTTTCTTTATAGAAGAACATATTCAGAGAGAAGGATACAGCCCTGAGAGAGATTATTCAATGGTTGCTAATAATATCGCAAAAAATATTATGAAGATGGCAAAAATAATGGGATTGGAACAAGAACATTCTTATATTCAATCACACGTTGATACTATCGAACAAAAAGTAAATGAAATAAACAACCAACAGGGATTAACCGAAGGTAAATCTATGGATATGAAAGCCAGATTTAAGATTTACGATAAACTCAAAAAAGGTGATGAGATTACAATTAAGTATGGTTCATCAATGAGTAGTGGTAATGAAGCAAAATTCAAAGTAACTAAGGGTAAAACTTTAGTAGGTAAACAAAAAGTAGAACGTATAATCCTTCAGAATGTAACAAACCCAAAAGGTGTTAAGTATTATTTATATCAGAGAAACGGAAACGTAACTATGGCAATTGGTAATATGGCAGCTACCATTGAAGATATAAATGAATCGGTAAACGAAAGTTTAAATCATAATGATATGTACACTATGTTAGATATCGCTGCTGGGTATAGTTCAACACAACATGAAGCTGCAGGGCAAATGTGGAGTGATGAGCAAGATTTATATGATTACTTAAAATCAGACCATATTCCTAAAAAATATCATAAGAAATTTTACAACGATATTAAAAGAAGATTCAAAGGTGTAAACGAATCAATCAACGAAGCTAAAGAACCTGAAGTAATTACTCAATTAAGAAAAATCGTAAAAGATTCACAAAACGATTTGATTAAAGATACTAAGAGTGGTAAGAAGGTAAGAGTTGATATGAATTCAGCAAACCTAATGATTCAAGTATATGATGCACTTAAAAAACAATCTAATAAAGATAAGTTTGTTAAGAGTGGTATCGTAATGATGGGGCATACGGCTTACAAACTTATGAAAAAAGAAAATACTTCTGAAGTAATTGAAGAGGCTGAGTATCAAGGTAGAAAAGTAGAACTTAACAAACCAATGCAAGGTGATTCTAAAAAATTCAAAGTATATGTTAAGAACGAAAAAGGAAATGTTGTAGTAGTTCACTTTGGGCAAAAAGGAATGGTAATCAAAAAAGATAATCCAGAAGCTAGAAAATCATTTAGAGCTAGAATGAATTGTGATAACCCTGGACCAAAATGGAAAGCAAACTATTGGTCTTGTAGAAAATGGTAAATAGGTTTATTAAATATATTACCATATTTATAGTATAAGAAGTTTAATCTAAAAAGGCAAATTATGAGTACATTATTAATTATCGTAGGAATTGTAGCAGTTATAGCAGCAACATACGCAGTTTTACTATACACTGGAAAAATCAAAGATAGAGATGGAGATTTTATTCCTGATGTAGTAGAGGATACAGTAGAAGATATCAAAGAAGAAGTAGCAGAAGTAAAATCAGAAGTTAAACGTAGAGTTAAGAGAGTTAAAGAAGAACTTAAAGACGTTAAAGAAGCTGGTAAAAACTTAGCTAAACAATCTAAAGATGTTGTAGAAGCTGCAAAGGGTGGAAACCGAAAAGGTAGAAAGCCAGCAAACAAAAAAAGAAAACCTGCTACTAAAAAATAAGCGTAGCAAATGGAAAAGTATATCGGAAATTTTAAGAATCTGATAATCTTAGTATTAATTATAGTAATAATTTTTCTAAGACAATGCAGTGGTACAGGTGGAGTAGATAATACTCCATCCGAGCCTACTATTATCACAAAGGTAGAAACGAAATACGACACCATTACTAAAGAAGTTACAAAATACGTTCCTAAAATAGTTACCAGAATCAAAACTGAGATTGATACCATTAGGCTAACTCAGAAAATTGATACTCTATCTATTTTAGAGGATTACTTCGCAAAATATGTTTATGAGGACTTTCAACAATTAGATTCATTGAATTTAACAATTAAAGATACTATCTCACAGAACAAAATTTTATCAAGAAAAATAATCTACGATTTAATCTACCCAACAACTACTGTAACTGAAACAAAGTATATTAATAAAAACGAATTCTATGTAGGATTTGGTTTGAATGGAACAACTAAGCAATTTAATTATGTTGGTGGTTCTATATTACTTAGAACAAAGAAGAAGCAGGCATTTGGATTGGGTATTGGATTAAATGACCAATTCCAACCAATCATATCTACTCAGTTTCTTTGGAAATTGGGAAAGAAATGAGCAAGAACATAAAAGAACTTATTAGGGAAGAGTACGTTAAATGTGCTACAGACCCAGTTTACTTCTTTAAGAAGTATTGTTATATACAACACCCAAAGAGAGGTAAGATTCTTTTTGATTTGTATCCTTTCCAAGAAGATGTTATGGGTGAGTTTAACGACCACCGATACAATGTAATCCTTAAATCACGTCAGTTAGGTATCTCAACATTATCCGCAGGTTATTCTTTATGGATGATGTTATTTCACGAAGATAAAAACATATTGGTAATTGCAACTAAACAAGAGGTAGCTAAAAACTTAGTTACTAAGGTTAGGTATATGCATGAGAACTTACCGAGTTGGCTAAGAGGTGAAACTGAAGAAGATAACAAACTATCCTTACGATTACGAAATGGTTCAACAATCAAAGCAACATCAGCTAGTGGTGATGCAGGTCGTTCAGAAGCATTATCAATGTTGATTATAGATGAAGCTGCATTTATTAAAAGTGTAGATGAGATTTGGGCATCCGCTCAATCTACTCTTTCAACTGGTGGTAAGGCAATTGTATTATCAACTCCCAATGGTGTTGGTAACTTCTTTCACAAAACTTGGTTAAAAGGTGAACAGAATGATGGTTGGAATCCAATCAAACTTCATTGGACTGTACACCCTGAAAGAAATGAATCTTGGAGAGTAGAACAAACTCAACTATTAGGTGAGAAGATGGCAGCACAGGAATGTGATTGTGATTTTATCAGTTCTGGTTATACAGTTGTAGATGGGCAGCTCCTAAAATGGTATGAAGAAACTCATGTACAAGAACCAGTTGAAAAAAGAGGGTTCGATGGAAACTATTGGTTATGGTCACAACCAAATTATACTAAAGATTATGTAGTAGTTGCCGATGTCGCTAGAGGTGATGGAGCAGATTATTCAGCATTCCACGTCATTGATGTAGAGAGTGTAGAGCAGGTTGCTGAGTACAAAGGTAAGATTGGTACTAAAGATTATGGTAATATGTTAGTAAACGTTGCAACCGAATGGAACGATGCATTATTAGTGATTGAAAACGCTAATATTGGTTGGGCAGTTATTCAAGAAGCAATAGATAGAAATTATTCTAATCTATATTATTCTTTTAAAGAATTTGGATATGTAGATGAAGATATACATTTACAAAAGGGATATGATTTAAAAGATAAATCCCAAATGGTTCCAGGGTTTTCAATGACTAGTAGAACACGCCCATTAGTTATATCAAAATTAGATACTTATATGAGAGAAAGAGTTCCAATCATCCGTTCCAAAAGATTAATTGATGAACTTTTTACTTTTATATGGAATGGAAGTAGAGCAGAAGCTCAATCTGGATATAATGATGATTTAACAATATCATTTTGTACAGGGTTATGGGTAAGAGATACCGCACTTAAACTTAGACAGCAAGGAATTGAATTAACTAGAAGGGCATTAAACCATACTACCAAACACTCAGGTGTTTTTAAAACAAACCAAGGTAAAGCAACGGATTCTTGGAAGGTTAAAACTGGTAAAGGTGATGAAGATATAAGTTGGTTACTATAAAATTAGGTTATTAAAAATATTTTTTGTATATTTATATATTATAAGTGATAATTAAAGAAAAAGCATTATGGCAGATACATCATTATTTGGTAGATTAAAGAGATTATTCTCAACTCAAGTAGTTGTAAGAAGAGTTGGTAAAGATAAGTTAAAGGTAGTAGATTCATCAAGACTACAATCTGATGGTAATCGTAGAGGTTCTGCGTATTATGATAGGTATGGTAGATTGCATGGTTCTAACTCAAGAAAGAATTGGCAAACATACAACGAAAGATTTAATTATCATTCAAATAAGTTAGAACTATATACAGATTATGAGGCAATGGATAAGGATTCTATTATCTCATCTATTTTAGATATATACTCAGATGAATGTACGTTAAAAAATGATATGGGTGATGTAATCCGTATTAAATCTAATGATGAAAAATTAAAGAAAACATTACATAACTTATTCTACGATGTATTGAACATTGAGTTCAATCTTTGGTCTTGGGTTAGAGGTATGAACAAATATGGTGATTATTATCTTTACTTAGATATTGATGATGAGTTAGGTGTTGTAAATGCACAACCATTATCTTGTTATGAAACTCGTAGAGAAGAAGGATATGATTTAGATAATCCTTACTCAGTAAGATTTGAAGTAGAAGAACAAAATACAAACGCCATTTCACAAAGAAACAATACTAAGTTCTTAGAATCGTTTCAGGTGGCTCACTTTAGATTATTAACAGATACAAACTTCCTTCCTTATGGCCGTTCACTATTAGAAGGTGCAAGAAAGACTTGGAAACAATTAACTCTTATGGAAGATGCTATGATGATTCATAGAATTATGAGAGCACCTGAAAAGAGAATCTTTAAAATTGATATTGGAAACATTCCACCTGCAGAAGTAGATACATATATGGCATCTATTATAGACCAGATGAAAAAAGTTCCTTATATCGATGAAACTACTGGTGATTACAATCTTAAATTCAATATGCAGAATATGATGGAAGATTACTATCTACCTGTAAGAGGTGGGCAGAGTGGTACTGAGATTGATTCCCTAAGTGGAATGGAGTTTGGTGGTATTGATGATATTGAATACCTAAGAAACAGAATGTTAGCTGCACTTAAAGTTCCGAAAGCATTTATTGGGTATGAAGAAGGTGTAGAAGGAAAAGCTACATTAGCACAAGAAGATATTAGATTTGCACGTTCTGTAGAAAGAATCCAAAAGATTGTACTTTCAGAATTAACTAAGATTGCAATTGTACATTTATATTCGCAAGGATATACAGATGACCAATTAGTAAACTTCGAATTAGAACTTACCAATCCATCTATTATATATGAGCAAGAGAAAGCAAACCTTTGGTCTGAAAAGATTTCATTGGCTAGCGATATAAAAGATTTAAAAATGGTATCGCAAGATTGGGTTTATAAGAATATATTCAATATGAGTGAAGATGAGTGGAAAGAAGAGCAATTCAAAGTTATCAATGATTTAAAATTAGGATTCAGACATGAACAAATTGAATCAGAAGGTAATGACCCGGTTAAGACTGGTGAATCATTTGGTACTCCACATGATTTAGCAACATTACAACAAGGTGGTGATGAAGGTGGTGGTGATAGTGGAAACGACCCATTTGGTGAAAACAAAGGTGGGGCGCCAGAAGGTGGATTTGATGGAGCAGGTAGACCTAAAGAAGGTGGTAACTATGGTACGGATGAAAATCCATTTGGTAGAGACCCATTAGGTAACAAATCTTTATCTAAGAATGAACGATACAATGCTACTTCAGTTATCAATCAAGAACAAATTACAGGGATAGTATCACGTATGAAATCTAAAGTAAAAACAAAGGAAATGTTGCGTGAATCTTTAAAAACTGATACAAATGAGACACCATCACCATTATTAGATGAAAAAAACATATTGGATTCTTAAAATTATTATATTTATAAACAAAATACATAGTTACTTTTATCCAAAACGATGAGGAACACAATGAAAAAATTAAAACATAGTAAGTACAAAAACACAGGAATTCTATTTGAATTATTAGTGCGACAGATAAGTACTGATACTTTAAACAACAGAGATTCTAAAGCTACTTATACTATAAGAGAGCATTTTGGTAAAAGTACTGAGTTAGCTAAAGAGCTTAGACTGTATAAAGCGTTGATAGAAGAATCATTCAGTTCAGACTACAAAGCTTCTGAATTTGTAAACATTATTTTAAGCGAACGAGCTAAATTAAGTGAATCGGCTCTTAATAAACAAAAATACAATCTGATTAAAGCAATAAAGAAAAACTTTGTATTAGAAGATTTCTTTAACTATAGAGTATCTAACTATAAAGAGAATGCATCTATATATAAATTGTTTGAACATAGCAATTCAGATAATCCAAAAGAATATGTAGAATGTAAATCTACATTAATGGAATCTTTAACAGGCAACTCACAACCTACTGATGTAGTAGTTAGTACTATTAATGAAGAGTATTCAAAACAACCAAAAGAAGTAAGATTACTTGCTTGGAAGATGTTAGTTGAAAATTTCAACAACAAATATACTACATTAACTGATAAACAGCAAGATATCCTTAGAGAGTATATTAACTCTGTAGATAATTCTGAAAAACTGAAAAAGTTTGTAGTAAGAGAATGTAATTCTTTATCAAAAAGCATTAAAGCAGTTAAAGTTACAGATAAGGTTACTCAGATTAAAGTAAACGAAGTTGTAAAACTAATATCCAAAGTAAAGATAGCTAAAGTAATTACAGAAGCTCAGATTTTATCATTACTAAGATATACAGAACTTCATAACGAACTAAAAAGGGTATTCAAATGAAAAGTTTACTAAAAGAAATTGAAAATAAGTTTGAAGAAATAGAAGAAGCTAACGTAACTGCTAATTTAGATGGTGGTGAAGGCCCTGTAAAAACTCCACATGCGTTTTCTAAGAGTAAAGAAGAGGATGAGTTGGATGATGACCACATTGAGGTGTTAGGTTATAAGAAAACAAAGGAATCAAAGATGAACTCAAAAAAATTAGAATCATTAGAACGTAAGTTAGAAAATAAAATTAACGAAATTTCTTATAAAGAGTATAAGAAAGATGAGAACCTAAAACAACATCAGAAAATTAACCATTCTATTAAAGAAATCAATAGTATGATGTTTAAGTTAGAGAGAATCGTTAATCAAAACACTAAATTGAAAACTGAAGCAGGTGTTCATAATGGTCAGTATTGGGAATCGACTCAAAGAAGATTCTCTAAGATATCAGAACGTATGTTAAAAGTGGCTAGAAGCTTAAAAGAACTTTCATCATGAGTTTAAAAAAGAAAATATTAAAAGAAGAACTTTCAAATAAGGATTTGGAGAATATTCGTCTACTTATAAGATATGAAGTAGCACAAATCATGTTTGATTTATATAGAAAACGAAAAGTGTGGGGAGCATAATGGGTAGATTACTTATAGATACAATTCCTTTTACTCTAACTAAGAGGCAAATCAATGAATCATTGGAAGATAACAATGGTAGGTTGATTGTTAATGGTGTGCTACAAAGAGCTGAAGCTGAAAACCAAAATGGTAGAGTTTATCCACGTTCAATCTTAGAAAGAGAAGTGGAAAAGTACAAAGGTAGAGAAATTAAAGAAAATAGAGCATTTGGTGAGTTAGACCATCCTGAATCTTCTGTAGTTGAACTAAAAAATACTTCACATATCATCAGAGAAGTATATTGGAAGGGTGATGATGTAATGGGTAAGGTAGAAGTACTTAAAACTCCAGCAGGCAACATCCTCAAAGAACTTTTAGAGGCAGGTTGTACTGTTGGTATCTCTTCAAGAGGTATGGGTTCTGTAAAAGAAGCTAGTAATGGTAAAACTGTAACTGTAGAAGATGATTTTGATTTAATTTGTTGGGATTTTGTTTCAAACCCATCAACACATGGTGCATTTATGAGACCTGTAAATGAATCAGTAGTAAGTAAGGGTAAAAAACCTTCATATAAAAAAATTAATACATTGGTAAGAGATATCATCTGTGAAATAGATGGTGTTTGTTCAATCTAAGGGAAATAATATGAAATTAACAGATATAAAAAACTCACTTAACGAAATCTCAGCAATCGGTGGACTAAAACAGATTGTAAAAGGAAATACTGATAGAGTAGAGGGAATCAAACTATCAAAAGAAATGGCACAAGCTATGATTGATTGGTTTAACTCATCTCCTTATGGTAGAAAGTATCCAAAAGCAGCAAAAGCTAGATTACATTTATCATTAGGTATTATGATGTCGTTTGGTTTAGATAGATACGCTAAACACAAAGGTGCTAAAGAAGAACTAAAGTACATCAGCGATTTATCAAAAGCAATGAGAGATAATGTAAATGAAGATGATAACCCCTGTTGGAAGAACTACCAAATGGTAGGTATGAAGAAGAAGAATGGTAAAGATGTTCCTAATTGTGTTCCTGAGGGACTTAAAGAGGGTGTGATGAGTGATATACACCTTACAATTAAGTCATCATCAACTGAAGAAGAGTTTATTAAAAAATTCTTCAAAAAGTATGGTAAGCAGGTTAAGCCAAATAAAGAATCAATGGAGTGGGTTAAAGATTTGTATTCAGATACAAAGAACGAATCAGTAAACGAATCAACGTTTGCAGGATGGATTGCTGGATACAATGGTAAGAAAATTGAAATTAAAAAAGGTGAAGCTAAAGACCTTTACAACGCAAAACTATTAGCAATCAAAAAATTAAAAGTACCTAAATCAAAAGTTGGATTAATGTTTATTAAACCAGCAGTTGATGAATCAGTAGTAAATGAAGGTAAGGATGTAGGTCACTACGAAAGAGTTGGAAACCAAACAATAGTAGATAGTAACTTTGTAAACTATAGTAAAGGTGTATTACCAAATTCAGAGCTTGTACATTTAGGTATGGGTGACTTTGCAATTAAATCACAATCAGGTATGATTAAATTTCAACGTTCAGGTAAGATGGATGGTATCGGACAAGATTTTGTTGGTAGACCACACCGTATGACTGATGATAAGAATGGTAAATTGGTAGAGTTATTTCTTAAACTAATGTTGAAAAAGAAAAAAGCAATATTAAGTATGAGCGAATCAGTAATGAACGAAGCTAAGTACGATATTGGAATGGCTCGTAAAGGAAACGGATTGACTGTTTACAATAAAGCCGAAGAAGAAAATGGTGATTACAAAAATGTAGCTCACATTGATTCAAAAGGAAAAATAAAATATTACGATAAAAAAGTACCATCTAACATTAAGAAACAAATCGAAGCTGAGGCTAAGAAGATGATGGAAATAACAAAAGAGGGAACTATGAAACTAAAAGATATATTAAAAGAATCGTTTGAAAACGGTAAAGTTTATTCAAACCCATTCCACACTCCATTCGTTAAAGAAAACGATGAAGAGAGAAGAGAAGAATCTTCAGAAATGACTACGGAACAAAAGCAAGCATTTTTAGAAGCAGTTAAAGCATACAAATCGTTTGGTGAAACTGTATATAGAAACGAAGGATTATCTGATGTGTACGAATCAATCAGAGGGTTAGTAGAATCAGCTGGTAAAAATATGGTTAAAGAAACTGAAGGTTCATTTGATGGTATTACAGTTAGTAGACACGTAAAGAGAATGAATGAATCATTTAGAATATTTGAGAAAACTTTGAGAGAAGTTGGAACACTACAACAGAGATTAGAATCTACTTATGATGAAATAGGTGAAGTGTTAGGAAAGTATTACGAAATCAATGAATCGCATGATGAAGAAGAAACGGTTGAAGAAGGAAATGAATTCGGTGCCGCTAGAGCTAAAGCAATCGCAAATGGTGATAGTGAATTTTCTGTAGATGGTAAAACGTATCCTGTAAAATCAGTTGATAAGGATGATAAAGAAAACGCAAAAGAATTTTCAAACGAATCTAAATCAATGAAACTTACTTCTATGTTAAACGAGTCATTTGGATTTGGTGAACTACCATCATCTAAATTAATGAAGATGAAAGTATCAGCAAAAGATATGTTAGCTTCAGTTAGTAATAAAAAAGTAAACGAATCCGAAGAAGTAGAAGAAGAAGAAATCAACGAAGGTGGATTTGCAACTTGGGAAATGAGTTTTGCTGATATGAATCTTGGTGGTGTTAAACTATCTAAGAAGAATGTATATAAAGTAAAAGCAAGAAATACAGTTGAAGCTATTAAGAAAGCATCTAAGATGGCTGGATTACCAGACAAATATTGGTTGGCAACACAAACACACTCACTAAAGAAAATAGGATAACCACAATGGATTACTCAGATATACTACAAGACATTTCAGTTGACTTATCTTTTATGGTAAAGAAACATCTAAAGAATATTAAAAAATTAGATTCCAAACAACAAAAACAATTTGGAAAACTATTTGGAGATATGAAGCAGGGTATTGATGATTTATCTGAAGGAGTTAATGAAGGTACTATTAATGAAGTTCCAAATCCAGATGTAATCAGAAAGAATGCATCAGGTTATGTTGGAACTAAGTTTGCTAAGAAAGCTGATGACCACGATATAATTCAAATGGTTCAACTGAAAGACCAATCAGCTAAAGTTTACAATCAACAAATGTTACCATTTCATAAAGAGATAGGTGCACTTTACAAAAAATATAAAATTAAATCATTCAGAGGAATGGAAAAGTAATTTTACTAAATTTATTTAGATATTTATATACACCTATCAACAACAATGTGGTAGGTGTATTTTTTTATAAACATTTATCAAAACAATATGCAAGATAACGAAAACAAATTTAAAAAACCTTACAAAAAAGTTAGAAGAGAAGATATGGAGATTCCAGGTTGTTATACTGGAGTTAGAGTAGTTAACGGAAATATCGAACTAGCTTTAAAAGCATTTAAAAGAAAAATGAAAGAAAGTGGAAAGCTTGAAGAATTAAAAGAACGTAAAGAATATCTAAAACCATCAGCAATAAAAAGAAGGAAAATGCAACTAGCAGTCCGAGCTGATTGGCAACGTAGACAAAACGAAGAATAAATAGTTAACACTTTTTTAGTGTTTTCAATTTTACATCACTATTTATAGAAGATAAAAATATCACTTTCCAATAGGTGATTAAATATATTAGTTAAATAATATCTATTAAGATTTATAATAATCTTATTTCCAAAAACAATTTAGGAGAATAATTATGGCAAATAGAAAAGATTTGTTATCTGAAGCTATCGCTGATGCTAAAGCCGTTAAAGAAACTGCTCTAGCAAACGCTAAGTTAGCCTTAGAAGAAGCATTCACACCTAAGTTACAATCAATGATTTCTGCAAAATTAGCTGAAGAAGCTGATGAAGATGAAATGGAAGATGAAATGGAAGCACCAGAAATGGAAGCTGACATGGATTCGGAAATGGGTTCTGAAGAAGAAGTTGAAGATAACTTAGAAGGTGAAGAAGAAGTACCTGCTGAAGAAGAAGTAACCGAAGAAGATGAAGAATCTGCTGAAGTAGCTTACGAATCAGAAGATGAAGAAGTAACCGAAGAAGAAGAATCTGAAGAAGATTCAGAAGTATCTGAAGAAGATATGGATGAAGATGATTTAGATTTAGAATCTGTAATCGCTGAATTAGAAGCTGAAATGGCTGATGATGAAGTATCTGAAGATGATGAAGAATCAGCTGAAGAAACTTACGAATCAGAAGAAGCTGAAGCTGTTGCTGAAGAAGATGATATGGACGAAGAAGAAGAAATCGATTTAGACGAAGTTATTAGAACTTTGAAAGAAATGGAAGATGATTCAGAAGAAGAAGTATCAGAAGAAGAAAGTGTTGAAGAAGAAAGTGTTGAAGATGAATTAGAAGAAGCTTATTTAACAATTGAAAGTTTACAAAAAACTATCAATGAAGTAAATCTGTTGAACGCTAAGTTACTTTATACTAACAAACTATTCAGAACTTTTGATTTAAACGAAGGACAAAAAGTAAAAGTACTTGAAAACTTCGATAGAACTTCATCAGTAAGAGAAGTGAAATTGGTATTCTCAACATTAGCAGAAAACTTAAATGTTTCGAAAAAGAAAAGAACTGTTGTAAAAGAAGGTTATGCTTCTAAAGCAACACAAAGTTCAGCACCAAAGAAAATAATTTCTGAGGGCAATGATATGGCCGCTAGATGGAAAAAGCTAGCTGGTTTAAAATAAATTAATAAACTTAATAGGAGAAAAAAAATGGATTTAAAAAACATTTTAAATGAAGGTTCTTCTCATACTGCAAGACTATCTGAAGCTACAAGAGCTTTAGCTGGTAAGTGGGAGAAAACCGGTCTTTTAGAAGGAATAGCAAACGATGTTGAAAAAGCAGGCGTTGCAACTCTTTTAGAAAACCAAGCAAGACAATTAGTAAAAGAAGCTTCTTCTACTGGTACTACAGCAAACTCAGAAGAGTGGGCAGGTGTAGCATTACCATTAGTAAGAAGAATCTTTAGTGAAATCGTAGCAAAAGATTTCGTATCAGTACAACCAATGAACTTACCATCAGGTCTAGTATTTTATCTAGATTTTAAATATGGTACTAACCAAGCTGGATTCGCTAGTGGTTCTGGAAAAGATTCACAAGCTGATTCTGTATTCGGTATTACTGAAACTACTTCAGACCCATCAGGTGGTTTGTATGGTGCAGGTAGATTTGGATACTCATTGAATGATGTAGCTACAGGCGACAATTCAATTGGTGCAGATGCTGCTGCAAATACTTTTGCAACTGGTGCATTATCACCAATAGATTACAACTATGACACGGCATTTTCTGCATCTAACGCAGCTAAAATGGTAGCAGGTGGAACAGTATGTAAAATTACAATCGATGCATCTGAATTTGAAAATGCAGATGATAAGGGAATTAGAGGATTTAGATTACTTGGTTCAACCACATCTATTCTTAACCAATACCCACAGTATACTACAATCGCTGATAATGGTGATATAACGTTTGTAGCTGAAGTAACAGCAGCGACTATCTTAACTGATACCGTTAAAGTAGCTTACCACAAACAACCAGATGATATCTCTAGAGGTGACTTTGAAGATAAAGGTTCTGATTTAGATATTCCTGAATTGAACGTTGAAATGAAGAGTTTACCAATTGTTGCTAAGACACGTAAGTTGAAAGCACAATGGACTCCTGAATTCGCACAGGATTTAAACGCTTATCATTCAATTGATGCAGAAGCTGAATTAACATCTATGTTATCAGAATACATTTCGCAAGAAATCGATTTTGAAATCTTAGATATGTTAATGCAAGATGCTAAATCAACTGGATACTGGTCAGCGCAAGCTGGTAGAGTATGGGACGGAAACGGATTTGCACCAATGGGTGCTGCTGAAGTTGCCGCATCTGCTTACAACCAACAAAATTGGTTTCAAACACTTGGAACAGTTATTGCTGGTGTATCTAACTCTATTCACCAAAAAACATTAAGAGGTGGAGCTAATTTCTTAGTTGTATCTCCAGATGTTGCAACAATAATTGAATCTATCCCAGGTTATGCTAGTTCAGCTGACAATGGTGATGCTCAATTTGCGTTTGGTGTAACAAAAGTTGGTTCATTGAATAGTAGATTCCAAGTTTATAAGAATCCTTACATGAAAGAGAACGTAATATTAATGGGTTACAGAGGAACACAATTCCTTGAAACTGGAGCGGTTTACGCACCATACATTCCGTTAATTATGACTCCTTTAGTATATGACCCTAAAAACTTCACTCCACGTAAAGGTGTTATGACACGTTACGCGAAGAAGATGTTAAGAGGTGAGTTCTATGGTAAAGTATATGTAGATTCATTAAACAGAATTCAGTAATCATTTGATTATTGTATAGTTTTTAAATTAAGGGGAAAGAAATTTCCCCTTTTTTTATGCCTTTGATTGTATTTATACTAAAGAGTTATTAATAAATTTTGAAAAGGAAAATATGGCTGAAAACAAAGACAAAGCTCCACCAAAAGGAACGATTAGATTCTCTATTACGTTATCAGAGGAACAGAAGTTAGCAAAAGCACAAATATTAAATCACCCATTTAATTTTATTGTAGGTAAAGCAGGTAGTGGTAAAACATTATTAGCATGTCAAATAGGATTAGATATGTTTTTTAAAAGACAAGTAAACAAAATTGTTATAACAAGACCAACAGTATCAAATGAGGATAATGGATTTCTTCCCGGCTCATTAGAAGAGAAAATGGAACCTTGGTTAGTACCAATTAAAGCTAATATGAGGAAAGTTTACAACAAACCAGCGATATTAGATAAGATGATACAAGATGAGAAGATAGAATTAGTATCTTTAACACATTTTAGAGGAAGAACTTTTGATAACGCAATATGTATTGTCGATGAGTTTCAAAATCTAACTAAACAACAACTACTAATGGTATTGGGTAGAGTAGGAAAAGGTTCTACAATGATACTTTGTGGTGATAAACAACAAATTGATTTAAAATTCAATAATGATTCAGCTGTGCATGAAGTTCCAAAGTTAAAAGGTTCGAATTATGTGTATGATATTGTGTTAAAAGATAATCATAGACATGAATCTTTAGATGAAATTTTAACTTTACTAACTGATTACTAAAAATTACAATATTTATAGTTAACTAACAAAAATAATTAAGGGAAAATTGTGGCAGATTACACAGGTTCATTCAGCGGGTCATACATAGGTAATGGCAGTGGTTTAACTAATATAGATTACTATGATTTAGCAAACCTACCGACTACAGTAACACCATTTCAAAAAAATTCCATATTAGCTAACAATTCTGTTAGAGATAACTTTGTGTCTAATGTAAAAGTTAGATTAAACGCAGAAAATGTTATTAGTTCATCCGCACAATTAATACCTGAGTTTGATATACGATATGGTAATGAAATTGGAGATGATTTAGTAAGTGGTTCAGCTCAAGTAAAAAGTTTACTACCATCGGGTGTTATTAGTGGTTCAGAGCAGCTACCAGTTGGATTAGTGAGTGGTTCATCTCAAGTAGATGTAACATCAACAACTAACTACTCATTGATAAATCAATATTCTGATGGTAAGGTAAAAACTAAACTAAATACAGAAAGTGTACTTAGTGGTTCTTTAGTAGCTCAACTACCAGCTGGAACTATAAGTGGTTCATCACAAGTCACTATCAGAGAATCACAGATTAGTGATTTACAATCATACTTAACATCAGTTCCTGTTGGAACAATATCCTCATCAGCACAAATAGCAGCGTTAGGATACCTAACATCCGAAACTGATTCACAAACACTTACTTATGTAGGTGATACTCTAACAATATCTAATGGTAATAGTGTTACGATACCAACTGGTTCTGATTTACCCGATGGGTTAGTTAGTGGTTCGGTATTGAGAACCTTAGATGGGACAGGTGTATTAAGTGGTTCTAAAACTGAAATTCCTGCTGGAACAATTAGTGGTTCAGCACAAATAGCAGCGTTAGGATACCTAACATCTGAAACAGATTCACAACAATTAACATTAGCAGGGAATAATTTAACCATATCGAATGGTAATACAGTTTCATTAGCTGGTTTAGGTGGTGGTGGTGGTTCTGGTGGTACATCAATATGGAATACTGGTTCTCAAGACCCAGCATCATATACACATCTACTAACATCGAATAATTTAAGAGTAACTGGTAGTGTGGATATCAAAGGTGATTTTACAGTGAACGGGCAATCTGTATTTACACAGACATCAGCATCCGATGCAGGGAACGCATTGGTTGTGAAAGGTAGGTTAAAAGTTTTAGAAGAACAAATAGGAGCTTATATAGCTTCAGCATCAATTCAGGTAGGAAATACGAAAGATACTATCGACGGTGGGGGGTTTTTCTAAAATAATTTATATTTATAAAAGAACTAAAGGTAATAGTAGAAACTATATACAAGTAATGGGATAAAAATATGGCTCAAACAATAAAACATAGAAGAGGTTCGATAGCATCCGTAAGGAATATCGCATCATTTGGTGAAGCAGAAATTGTAATCGGTAGTGGTTCAGTAGATGGTAAGGTAGATGGACCAATAGTTTACATAGGTAAACCAGGTGGTTCAACAGCTGCTAATGATTACGCACCAATATCAAAATTATACACTGGAGCTGGACTCCCAACAATAACTGTTGCTAATTATGGGTCAACCTTAGATGGGTTACCATATTATGATTCAACCAATAAGAAAATGTACATTCTAAATGCACATTCTGATGGAACATCAGGTCATTCTGAGATAATTTTAACTAAAAACTCCATAGATAACTTCGCAACTGAAGTTTCTGGAGCAGCAGCAGCCGCAGGTTTTGGTGGAAGTGGTATATTTGAAGAAATATCAGCTGTATTATCTAAAGTAGATGGTATAAATTTACAAATTACAGGTTCAGGTGATACTGCATTGGATGTATCTCAATCTATTAAGGCACATAACATTAATGTAGGTGTACCAACATCAAATGATTGGGGAAGTAACTTAGATGGTTCATATTTTAATAATTTCACAAAAGATACAGATGTATCTGAGGTGTTAAGATTTGTTGCGGGGCTATTATCCTCATCAGCAGCTAATCCAACTCCAAATTCAAAAACTTATAGTGCTATATCAGCAACTAAGAGTAATGTTGGGACATCAACAGCGCCAGCTGGTTATATTCCAAATGATAATGATATTGATGATTTAGGTTATCTTATTGATAAAGGATTCGCATCAGTTGGGGGAACTATATTTCCAAGTAAAACAATATATACTAATACTGGATACGGAATATCATATTCTTCAGTAGCAGGTGGTTCTACATCAATACAATCATCAGCTGATTCACAATTATTCGGATTAGGTTCATTAAATAGTGGTGGGGCAAGTGAATTTCAAGTAAAAGGAACACATGCATTTAGATTCAACAATAATAATAGTGGAACACAAACTGAAGTATCGGCATCATCAGTAACTTTATCTAATTCATCATTTTCTACTTCAAATGGAGTAACAATCGCTAAAATATCAACTGCTAACCCAGCAGTTATACCTGCAGCATTTCAAGATGGTAAATTCGCAAATGTATTCTCACAAGATATGATGGGATGGACTACAGAAGCAAATACATCAGTATCAGCATCAGGAACATATCTATTAACTACAACAATTGGAATCAAAACTGGTTCTCAGGCAGCATTTGTATCTAAAGAAGCAAGTGATGCAATATTTTGGGCACCGATTTCATCAATTGATTCAAATATAGGTACAAACTCATTGGCAAGTAGTGGTGAAGTGCTAACTCCACTTACATTAACTTCATCTTCTCTTTCTGGAGCACCATATATAAGTGGTGGTACTTGGGGATTGGTTGCAACTGCTAGTGGAGTATTCGAACCAATGTATTCAGCTAATAGTTCAGTAGTAAATGTATCAATAGGAAGTACAGGTGGATATACAATCACAAAGACATCAGGTTTAGATACTCTATCAACAAGTGGTGGTACAATCCAAACATCTGGAATGGTAACATCAGCTGATGGACAAACTAGAAGAAATAGTGGTGTACCATATAGAACAGATTTAGTAGAAGTAGATGCAACTTATGGAATTAGTGGAACAGGCGATACAATCAACGTAAGTGGATTTAGTGATACTTCATTTACTTTAACCACTACTGCAAAAAACAGAGCTGGTTCACAAAGTACATTAGATAGTAAGACAGTATTATTACATACAGCCGGAACATTCGGACAATCTGCTTCAAATGGTTCAATGGGTTACTTTGGTGGTGGAACTGCATCAACTACATTAGTAGAGAGATTCACAAATGAAACTTATAGAAGAATAATCAGCACATCAACCGCATTATCAAACGGGTGGAATTCTGCAACAACATTAACCAATGGAGATGGTAAAGATTTACAGGTTAAACCGGGTTACTTAGTTAACCACGAATCAGCAAACGGATATTGGTATGATGATTCATCATATAACGCAGCACATTACAAATGGTATGTAAGAGAGTTTGATACAAACGCTACAAACAACAAAGGTACATTAACAATTGATATGTATCCAAATTCATCAGCTGATTTTGTAACGTTTGATAGCACATCTGCTAATAAAATAGCAGTAGGTGTTATGTTTGGTTCAACCGCATCAACTATATTCGATGCAGTTAAAGGTAATCAATCATATGGTGGTAGTTTGAATTCCCAATCAACTGGGGCAACAAACCCATTTAGTGATAGTGTAGATGTTAAAGGAGATTTCTCATCTATATCAAATTCAAACGGAACATTAACATTAGGTTTAAATAACGCTGGTGGGCAAACAATTAACGCATCAAATGATAAAGTTTGGTTAGTTATTAGATATAAAGGAACACCATCACAAACATTGGAACAAATAACGGTTTCAGTATCGTAATAAAGAGGAATAAAAATGGCATATAATTCAGATAATAGGTCGGAGAGATTATTACAGGGTAGAAGGTTTACAACCGATAACCTATCACTAGGACAAGAAGCATTTACTGATGTTTTTGATTTAGGGGCAGGTGAAATACTTACCGATGATGGTCTTATCCCAACGGGTAGTACACAATTAGCATATAGTGGTTCATCACAAAATGGTGAAGTAATATCTGGTAGTGTTGTTAATCCATCAATCGAAACAGATGTTTCCGTTCTAAAATATTATTGGAGAAAAAAATTAAAACAAGCAGCTGATGGGCAAAGAGAAGTTTATTACTTTACAACTTCAGACCCATCATCAGTTTCAGATACAGTAACCTCAGACCAATTAATTGAAACTGACCAACAAACAAATTTTGTATCACCAAAATATATAATTGCGAGTGATTCACCAAATAATACTGAGAGTTCAACTCCAGGTTATAAGGTTGTTGTATATAAAGATACGGCTAGTTCAGCAGGAAGTATTACATCTTCACCATCTGACCCAGCATCATATGTATTTGATTTTAAAACAGGTGTTTTAACTTGGGTTGGTAGTAACCAACCATCATCAAATCAATTTGTTTATATAACAGTTTATCAATATATTGGTAGAACACTTCGTTCACAAATCGATGATGGTTCAATTGGTGGTAGTGGCGGTGGGGCTAGTTCTTTCGCTGAACTATCAGGTAAGCCAGCTGGATTGGTATCGGGTTCAGCTCAAGTAAACGCAGATTCAATAACAAACTTTGATTCAAATGTAAAAGATAAGTTAAATACTGAAGGTGTTATAAGTGGTTCATCACAAATAACCATAACAGAATCTCAGATTAGTGATTTAGGAACATATCTAACTTCAGTACCTACTGGAACTGTTTCAGGTTCATCACAAATAACCATAACAGAATCTCAGATTAGTGATTTAGGAACATATCTAACTTCAGTACCATCTGGAACAATAAGTGGTTCAGCGGGAATCGTTGCTGGATTAGTAGGGCAGAATTTAAACATCGGAACACTAAACGCAACTAAGGTAATTACAAATGTAGTATCACAATCCATATCATTCGCAACTGGTTCAAATAAATTTGGAGATGAAATAACAGATGTTCATACAATAACAGGTTCATTGAAATTAACAGGAAGTTTTTCTTTTAGTTCAATTGATGGTGGAAACTTTTAATAAATTTTATTTAGGAGATTGAGTTGGCATCAAATATAGCAAATAGAATACAATTAAAACGAAGTGATACTGAAAGTAGAGTACCTGATGTAGGTTCTTTATCTTTAGGTGAGCTTGCTGTAAATACATTTGATGGTAAGTTATTTTTTAAAAAAAATAATGGTTCTGATTCATTAGAATCAATTGTAACTACTAACGCACAGATAACAGGTTCAGTTGAATTAACTGGAGCAGTAACATCATCATTAACTTTAGTATCAAATCAATCGCCAACTGAAAATGTATTTACAATAAAAATTGGTGGTACTGATAAGGTATATGTTGATAAGGATGGTGTATTTAATGTAGATAGAATATCGGTAAGAGATGGTGGGGATTTAAAAGTACCATCAAAAGCAACCTTATCAGCTGGAGTACAAGGTGATACCGCAGTAAGTGGTAGTAACTTTTTTATATATTTATAAGGGTAATAATAATAACTGTATATTTATAACGGTAATATACATAACAAACAGTTTAACAAACAACTAAGAGGAAAAACAAAATGGCTAATTGGAAAAAAGTAATTGTCTCCGGAAGTAATGCAGAACTAAATACAGTAACTGCATCATTCTTTAGTGGAGATGGTTCGGCACTAACAAATGTGCCCGCAGGTTCGATAAATATCGAATCATTTACGGATGGTACGGCAATAACCGTAGCAGCCACAGACAAATTAATATTATCGGATGCAGGTGTAGAGAAATTTATCAATATCTCTCAGCTACCATTTACAACGGCAAACGTTTCTACTAACTTATCTAAAACAGTAACTACATCAGACGTTACAATAAATTCATCTGATGGTACTAATGTTGCAATAGGAGCAGCATCAACAACAGCTGCGGGTGTATTAACAAAAGCAAAATTTGATGAGATTGTAGCAAACACTGCTAAAAATACAAACGTAAAAACTGATTTAGCTGCAGAAGTAGCTACTGATAAGATAACAATAACATCTTCAGATGGAACAGATGCAGAATTGACTTCAGCAACAACTGAAGCAGCTGGTATAATGACATCGGCTTTATTTGATATCGTAGAAGCTAACAAAGCTAAAGCAACAAACGTAACTACAAATTTAAGTATTACTGGAACAACTGGGGCTAGAACAATCGTATCATCTGATGGTACTAATGCAGTTATCCCAATCGCTACAACATCTGTATCAGGTGTAATGTCAAAAGCAATATTTGATGAGCATGTTCTTAACAACGCTAAAGTATCAAACGTAACTACAAATTTATCTACTGCAGTAACTGCAACTACAGTAACAGTAAAATCTTCAGATGGAACGGATGCAGAGATAACTGCAGCCACAACTGATGCAGCTGGTATAATGACATCGGGTTTATTTGATGTCGTAAACGCTAACAAAGCTAAAGTATCAAACGTAACTACAGATTTATCAACTACACTTAGTGCTACTGCAGTAAGAATTAACTCTTCAGATGGTACTAACGCTTCAATTGGTGCGGCAACAACAACTAATGCTGGTATTATGACCAAAGCAATATTTGATGAGCATGTTCTTAACAACGCTAAAGTAACAAATACAGATGTAGATGTATCTGTAGCAAACTTAAAGACTAGATTAGCAGGACCATTTGCAAGTAATGCAGTATCAATTGGTGATTCAACTGATGTAGTAACAATTGGAAACAAACTTGTTGTAACTGGTGATTTAGTTGTAAGTGGAACAACTACAACTGTAGATACGGCAAACTTAAATGTAACAGACCAATTCATTAACTTAGCCGATGGTACAGAAACTGCAGTAGATGGTGGTATAGTTATCGAAGGTGCTGGTACATCTTTTGGTTGGGATAACTCAGCGGGAAGATGGGCATTTGATTTATCAGGCGCAACTGAAGGACAAACATCAATAGCATCTGATGCATACGCAGTAGCAGTACATTACGGTAATGTTGGTGCACAAGTAGCAGGATATGCAAAAACTGGTAATATGTATGTTGATAAATTAGAAGATATCTGGATTTATACTGAGTAAGTAAATTTTAATGAAAAAAGTTATAGAAAAAATTATGAAAGATATTAAAAGTTTACGAAATAACCTTAGTGGAGAAACAGACAAAGAAATTACGTTATCCAAAGAAGAATTAGAATTCCTCTTACAGTTGATAGCCAAATCTAATTTTGAAGGGCGTGATGTTCAACTTGTTTACGAAACGGCGGTTAAAATACAACAACTATTAAAACCTTAATAGGTAATTATTAAAACCTCTACAGAAATGTAGGGGTTTTTTTATTTAATAATAAATAATTACATATTTATAACTAAATATCCGAAAGATATTGGCCCGAAAGGGAAGTGGGCTTACATTTTGTAAGTAACCAACCATAACTAAAAGGAAAAGAAATTATGCCAAATTGGAAAAAACTAATAACCAGTGGTTCTTCAGCTGAACTAGCAACCTTAAAAATAACAGGAACTTCAGCCCAATCTTCTGAAGCAACTTCATTAATGATTAATAGTAGTGGAGTAGTAGGAACTAGAGAATTAGGTTCAAACGCATTTAATTCAAACACATATAATAACTATTCATTACCATTAGGTTCATCATCGACAAGAGGTGGATTTAAAATTGGATACACAGAGAGTGGCAAAAACTATCCTGTTGAGATATCTTCGGAGAAGATGTTTGTTAACGTTCCTTGGACTGATAACAACACTCAAAGAGCTATTCACGATACTCCAGTCGATGGAGCTACAACAACATCAATTAGTTCTAATTGGGCATTTGATAATGTTAAAAAAGCAGTTCCATCTAACGCATTGTTTACAGATACAAACACTCAACGAAGTGACCAATCAATTGTAGATACAATTGAAAAAAATGTAAACCCCGTAGTAAGTGCTACAGTATCTAATGATACTACAACCTTTACTAAACAAGATGGTACTACGTTTGCACTAACAACATCAGATGCTAATGATAACACTGTAACTTCAATCAGAAAAGATAATTCAGGTACTTATCGTACTGGAAATATCAACTTAGTCGGTGGAGATAATGTAACTATAGTAGAAAAAGCATCAGGTGAATTTGTTTTTTCATCAACAGATACAAATACAGATACAAATACTCAAAGAAGTGATGAAGAAATTAGAGATGTAGCATCAGCTCAATGGACTAATGGTACAAACACTACTGTAGTTAAAGATGATACTAACAATACCATTAAAATCAATTCTGTAAATACAACTTACGCAATTGGAAATGGTGGACTAACACAACATAATTTTACCAGTACATTAAAAGATAAATTAGATGCTATTCCGTTTGTACAGGAAAACGATAATATTGATATAGGGACAGAAACAATTATGTCTGTTTATACTAGCCCTTGGAATGCAGTATTTTTTGATTATGTAGTCATAAAGAGTGGTAATATGAGAGCTGGTACAGTAACGGCTGTAAATGATGGTACAAATGTAGAATTTATGGAAACATCAACGGCTGATTTGGGAGATACTTCTGATGTAAAACTATTTTGTGATATTGATACAGATAGTATGAGATTCAGAGCTACAGTTACATCAAATGATTGGAAAGTTAAAGTTTTACCAAGGATGATATAATATGGCAATATTTAGAGGACCAAATATAGTTAAAGATGGGTTAGTTCTTCAATTAGATGCTGCTAACACAAAATCATACCCTGCTGCCGGAAGTACTTGGTATGATTTAAGTGGTAATAATTTTGATTTCACTTTAGATGGTAGTGGTATAACTCACAATTCTGATGGATACTTCACTTTAGCAGATGGTGGGGCGAGTAGAAACGCAACAATAACAACATCAACCCAATGTACTTTAGTATATTGGATGAGAACAACAGATGCCCAAGCTCTATTTTGGGCAACCAATGGGGAAAGTGGTTCTTATTTAGGAGCATATCGTTCAGGGAATAAATTTTACAATAGTGGTACTTATGGTACACCTACATTTCATACAAACACAACACAACGTTCTAACATATATGATTTTATAAGAACAGATGAATGGATGATGATGGAATTTAAGAATGTTAATATGTCAGCTGCTAGTAATCATCATTTTAATCAATATGGTAGTTACACTTTTGGTAATAATCAAATAGCTATGATTAAAATGTATAATAAAAATCTTACATCAGCCGAAAGTACACAAAACTTTAATGCATTTAGAGGTAGATTTGAAATATAAAAGGGAAAGTTATGTTTGAAAACAGAAGATGGTTGGTAATACCAACAAACTTAACAGAATCAATTGACTTTAATCAAGTACACCAATCATCAATTGATAAGTTGAGAGTATCTAATGATGGAACACTAACGTTTGTAAAATACGAAGTAAATATAGTAACTTCTTCCTTTGATACTACATACACAGATGCTGAAACAAACGAAGAGGTTACATATACTACTGAAGCAGGTGTATATGGGAGACCTGACATTTATAGTTCATCTTATAGTGAATACAACCATACAGAAATACTAAATGTACTTACGGGAAGTAATTGGGTAACTGAAGTAGACGGGAAATAATATGAAAACAGGACCAGATATAGTAACAGATGGATTGGTATTCGGATATGATACTGGGTATGGAGTAGCTGATAATGTTATAAGCACTAGATTTTATAAAGGTAAGCCTACGGCTAATACTTGGAATAAAAACACACATAGTTATACCAGTGGAGACATAACAGCTACTAGAAACGCAACACCACCCGTACCACCACCAATTGAGGTTCAAGGGTTTGAAGTTTATAAATTACAATCTAATGATGGTGCATTGAATCAAGGTATAATGGGTACATCCCAAGTTGTAAATGGAGTAGGTGGTGATTATGTACATAGTGTTTATTGCTATTTAGAATCAGGAAGTACGGTAACTGTTGGGCAACACTGGCACCCATGGGCGTACGGTAGCTCGCAAACACCCCCAATTGGTGAATGGGTTAGATTGTCTCAAACAGTAACCAATGCTGTTACTAATTATGGAAATATTGCTAACGCCTACAGAACCAACGGAATCGCTTATTTCACAGCACCTCAATATGAATTAGGAAGTGATGTAAGTCCACACGTAGACGGAACCCGCTCATCTACTACTTCCCTCATAGACCTAAAAAAAACAACTGATATAGATGTATCAAATGTAAGTTTTGATTCAACTGGCCAGCCTGAGTTTGATGGCACTGATGATTCTTTAACAATACCAGGTTCTACAGATATTACTTCAGATGCTAAAACAATTGAAATTGCATTTAAAATGAATGGTTCTTATTCTAATTTTTCACCACTAGCAGTTTATGCAAATGGTTCATCTGCCACCAATAGAATTTGGTTAGGATTACAAAATAATAAATTTCAAATGCATGGGTGGGGAACTGATGACCCAACTGGTACAACAACAATTTCAGCTGATGAGTGGTATATTTGTACTTTTAGTTACAACAAATCAACTCAAGCTATGAAAATATACACCAATGGGGTTTTAGAATCATCTACCACAAATTCTCAAGGTGGAGTTACAGCCGCATCTAATATGAATTGGTACATAGGTACAGTTCCAGGTGGATGGCAAAGTGTAACATATAGTAATGTGGATGTTCCTATATTTAAAGTATATAATAGAATACTATCTGATTCAGAAGTAAAACAAAACTTTAACGCATATAGAAAAAGATTCGGAATATAAAAAACGTTTAATATCTAAAGTAGATATTTATATAAAATAATGTATAACCTGGACAATGAAAGGTAACAACTATGGCAAATGAATTTAAAGTAAAAAAGGGTCTCATCGTAGAAGGCTCGGGCTCGGTAGTATTAGATATACAAGGCTCACAAGGACAATTATTCTCAATAACTGATGATTTGACTGGAGATTTATTCTCAGTATCAGATATATCAGGAGTACCAATACTAAACGTAAATGCAGATGGAACTTCAACCTTCGATGGTAATGTTATTTTAACAGGTCCTGAGACATTAGATAGTACATCGGATACTTCAATAAAGTTTTTAACTAGAGATTCAAATGGGGTTGTTAAATACCACACATTAGGTTCAAATGCATTTAACTCAAACACATATAACAATTACTCACTTCCATTAGGAACTGCATCGACAAGAGGTGGATTTAAGATTGGTTACACAGAAAGTGGAAAGAATTACCCAGTCGAACTTTCTTCAGAAAAAATGTATGTGAATGTACCTTGGACTGATAACAATACAGTTTACACTCACCCAACACATCCTGGTGATGATATCAACATCGATACAACTGCATTGGAAGGTGCTACTGTAATTTCTGATTTAGATTTTAATATAACAACGGATACTTCGGGTCACGTTACTGATGCAAACGGAACAGTTGCTACGAGAACATTAACTTTAAAAGATTTAGGATATACAGGAGCAACTGACGCTAATAACTTTACATACACACTTCCAGCTGGTTCATCATTGACAAGAGGTGGATTCAAAATTGGATTTGCTGAAAGTGGAAAGAATTACCCAGTCGAAGTTAGTTCTGAGAAAATGTACGTTAACGTTCCTTGGACTGATAATAATACTTGGAGAGGTATTCACGATACTCCAGTCGATGGAGCTACAACAACATCAATTAGTTCTAATTGGGCATTTGATAATGTTAAAAAAGCAGTACCTTCAAACGCATTATTTACTGATACCAATACTCAGCGAAGTGATGAGGACATTACGAAAGTAATTTCAGATGCTGGGTTTAAAACTACGGATAATAATACTCAGTTATCAACAGCAGATGTAAGAGGTAAGATTTCGGGTACTGGGCTAATATCTTATAATAATAGCACAGGTGTTATTTCAACAACTGCAACTAATGTAACTAACAACAATCAATTAACAAATGGAGCAGGATACCGAACATCAGCTCAAGTAGATGCAGCTATTCAGGCAGTAGTTGATTCTGCTCCAGCAGCATTAGATACATTAAACGAAATAGCCGCATCTTTAGGTGATGATGCTGATTTCGCAGGTTCAATGACAACTGCATTGGCTGGAAAATTAAGTACATCAGGCAAAGCAGCAGATTCAAATTTATTAGATGGATTAGATTTACATACAGGTAGAAATAACGTAGCAAATAGAGTAGTAAGAACAAATAGTAGTGGTTATTTAGATACTGGGTGGATAAACACAACATCAGGTACTGCTAGTGGGACATTAACTCGTATATATTGTTCACAAGATGACTATCTTAGATATTTAACCCCTACAAATTTTAGAAATTCAATAATAAGTGCTGGAACTAATGTACAAATCTCATCAACCGGGGTTATTTCATCTACAAATACAAACACCCAACTAAGTGATGGTGATATAGAAAAAATGGGTTATATCAAAACCTATACAGATACAAACACACAATTATCAGCAGCTCAAGTAAGAGCTAACTTCTCAGCAGGAACTAATGTAGCAATAAGCAGTGGTGGTGTAATCAGTTCAACAGATACTAACACCACTTATTCAGTTGGTGATGGCGGTTTAACACAAAAGAATTTTACAACCACATTAAAAACTAAGTTAGATGGAATAGCAACTTCAGCAAACAATTATTCTCACCCAACAGGTGCTGGAAATAACCATATACCAACGGGTGGTTCAAGTGGACAGTTCCTAAAGTACTCTTCAAGTGGAACAGCAGTTTGGGCATCTGATAACAACACTACTTACTCCGTAGGTGATGGTGGATTAACACAAAAGAACTTTACCACTACTTTAAAATCTAAATTAGATGGAATTACTGCAGGAGCGACCCCAACAGATACTACAAATGTAGTTAAAGCATTAACGGCAGGAACTAATATAGCAATAAGTTCTGAAGGTGTAATCAGTTCAACAGATACAAATACCACTTATTCAGTTGGTGCTGGTGGATTGACTCAACAAAACTTTACAACCACATTAAAAAACAAATTAGATGCACTTGATTCATCCACATACTTAAAATCAAACGCTGATGATACATTCTCAGGTGGATTAGTATCTACTGCTAGAGATGAGGGTATCTTTGGTACATACGATTCTTATAAAACAGACCATATATGGTCAATGGGAACAGCTTATAAAAACCATGCTAGCGGTACTAACTTCGGTAACTTATACGGTCTAGCATATAAACATACAAATAACACCACAGGTGGTACAATGGCAGGTGGACACCAAATGGTATGGTGTGACAATGGTACTGGAAAATCTGCTATGGGTACTAATATTTGGACTAGTGGTACAGTAACTGCTAGTGGCGGTAATTCAGCAAATTGGAATACTGCATATGGGTGGGGAAATCACGCATCTGCTGGGTACAAAACTACGGATAATAATACTTGGAGAGGTATTCACGATACTCCTGTCGATGGAGCTACAACAACATCAATTAGTTCTAATTGGGCATTTGATAATGTTAAAAAAGCAGTTCCATCTAACGCATTATTTACTGATACAAACACACAATTATCAGCAGCTCAAGTAAGAGCTAACTTCTCAGCTGGTACTAATGTAGCAATAAGCAGTGGTGGTGTAATATCATCAACGGATACAAACACCCAACTAAGTGATGGGGATATAGAAAAAATGGGTTATATCAAAACCTATACAGATACTAACACCCAATTATCAGCAGCTCAAGTAAGAGCTAACTTCTCAGCTGGAACTAATGTACAAATCTCATCAACTGGTGTAATATCGGCAACTGATACAAATACCAATACTCAATTAACAACTGCACAAGTTAGAAGTAAGGTATCTGCTGGAACTGGGATTAGTTACAATTCATCTACAGGTGTAATAACCAATACAGTTACAAACACAAATACTCAACTTTCCGATGAAGCGGTTGCTGAAATAGTTACAAAAGCTGGGTTTATAAAAACAGATACTAACACCCAATTATCAGCAGCTCAAGTAAGAGCTAACTTCTCAGCTGGTACTAACGTATCAATAACTTCCGCAGGTGTAATATCATCAACGGATACAAACACCACTTATTCAGTTGGTGATGGTGGGTTAACACAAAAGAATTTTACCTCAACATTAAAAACTAAGTTAGATGGAATAGCAACTGGAGCAAACAACTATAGTTTCCCTTACACAGTTTCATCAGCTGCTGGTAATAGTACGGTAGTTCAACGAAATAGTAGTGGTTACATATTTGCTAATTATTTCAATGGTACAGGAACATTTAGTACTTCTGGGGCAACTTCAGGAATGGGATTATTTACTGGTACAAATGGAACTGATACTTATGGTCGTTCTTATACAGCCGCTGCAGCTAGAGCATTATTAAATGTAGCAGATGGGGCAACTAATGTAACTAATAACTCTCAAATTGCTAACGGAAGAGGATATATAACATCATATACAGATACAAATACTCAACTTTCCGATGAACAGGTTGCTGAAATAGTTACAAAAGCTGGGTTTGTAAAAACAGATACTAACACCACATATACAGCAGATGGAAACTATGGTATTACTTTAAGTGGAACTACGTTCCGTTTAGAAGATGATAGAAGAAGAAACTCAACTGCAACTGATGTTTATTCAGGTAATACACATGATTTCACTTGGTACGATGCAGATGTAGGTATTAGATGGTACACTGCTGGTGGTGAGGATATGAGATTGTTAGATAATGGTACATTACACGTTGATGGTGATGTTGTAGCATATTCTTCAACAATATCAGATGAAAGACTTAAAGATAACATTAAAACAATTGAAAATCCATTAGATAAAATCAAAGCACTTAGAGGTGTTGAGTATGATTGGAATAATGGTAATAGAAAAGGTAAACATGATTTAGGGCTTATAGCACAAGAAGTTGAATCGGTTATTCCTGATATAGTACATGAACACACACTACCATATGTAGAAGGTGAGGAAGATACACTATATAAGACTGTAGATTATGAAAAAATGGTAGCAGTTCTAATTGAAGGTATGAAAGAACAACAAACTCAGATAGATTCGTTAAAATCGGAACTAACTGAAATCAAAGGGAAGTTGTAATGGCATTAGCAGCATCAGGTCAGATATCAATTAGTCAAATCAATACTGAGTTGGGTAGAACATCTACCACAGCCAATACTTCATTAACACAATGTAGTGATGGGACTAATGGTACTATTAATACGGCAAATGCAGCCGCTGATAGACCAGATAGAACAGCACCTCATTCAATGAGTGAATTTTATTCATATAACCACACCTTATCAGCTTTAAAAGATTTTCTTGGTACTACCTTTTCTGAAAGAGGTGAAGTTTGTGGTAATGAGCCTGAGACTAAATATTGGCACGATGGTTCAGGAGAATCCCCAGCAATAGGTGATTTGATATATACTGATTCAGCTGGTTCAACGGAACTTAGTGATGGGTGGATTGGCTTATCTACTACGACTGGATTACAATATGCTTCAGAGGTGAAAGAACTTTACCTATGTAGAAAAAAATAGATAACTATCTGATTATCAGATAGCTATGATAGTGATAGTGAAAAGTACTGAGTATCAATAAGTTATGAATCTAAGTGATTCTTAAAGATTCTCATATTTATATAAAAGAATTAGGAGATTATAAATGGCAGTAAACATTCCAATATGGCCGGGTTCATCATCATTTTCAGCTGGTAATACACCATTTGGACATTATGATACCGATTCAGAATTTCAATCATCAGTTGATAAGACAGCTGAATGGTGCGCAAAACGATTAGGTTATCCTATAGTTGATATAGAACTGCAGGATATAAACTTCTATGCTTGTTTCGAAGAAGCAACTACAGAATACTCATCTCAAGTTAATCAATTTAATATTAGAGAAAATTTACTTAATCTAAAAGGACACCCTACATCATCTAATGTATCTCAAACTCAACTTGATGCAAACTTAGGTGGTTTAGTAACATTAGCTAAAGATTATGGTACAGAAGCTGGTAGTGGTGGTAGTGTAACATATTATACTGGTTCATTTGAAGCTAAAAAAGGACAGCAAGTTTACGATTTAAAAGATGTATCTAATTCAGGCGCATCTTTAGAAGTAGGTACTATAGGAGTTGATGAATTTGAAATCAAAAAGATGATGCATAACGCACCACCTGCGATGGTAAGATACTTTGACCCATTTGTAGGAACTGGTTTAGGTTCACAACAAATGATGGATACTTTTGGATGGGGTAATTACTCACCAGGTGTTTCATTTATGATGCAACCACTTTATGATGATTTATTAAGGTTACAAGCAATTGAACTTAATGATATGGTTCGTAAATCTCAATATGGATTTGATATTCAGAATAACAGAGTTAGATTATTCCCAATACCTGAAACACCATATACAGTACACTTCCATTATGTATTATTATCAGAAAGAAATAATCCAATAGTGGCTACTTCTGTAGTATCTGATTATTCTAATGTAAGATACGATAGAATTGAGTATAGTAAGATTAATCACGTTGGAAAACGATGGATTGAAAAATATACATTAGCATTAGCTAAAGAAATGTTAGGTGCAGTAAGAGCTAAGTTTAGTTCAGTACCAATTCCTAACTCAGAAATAACATTAGATGGTGCAGATTTAAGAAGCGAAGCTGCTACTGAAAAAGAAATCTTAATTACAGAATTAAGAGAGAATTTAGAAGCTACTTCTAGAAAAGCATTACTTCAAGCACAGCAAGAAGAATCAGAAGCAATGGAATCTACATTAAATAGAGTACCTAGGGCAATTTATATAGGGTAAATTATGGCATTATTCGGTGGACAAAGAGATATGGCTCTGTTTAGTAAAATAAACAAAGAGTTAATTACAGATATCATAGATACTGAAGTGTATTACTATAAGGTCATCATAGAAGATACAAAACAAAACTTATATGGTGAAGGTAAAAATAAGGTATATTACAATCCTGTAAAAATACCAACATTAGTTGATAGAACAAATGCTGAAGCTGTATTCGATGAATTTGGTTCATCTTATACTAGAAGTGTAAACTTTTACTTCCTAAGAGATATTTTAAAAGAGAAAAACATACTTCCTGCAATTGGTGATGTAATAGAATGGAATGATGAACAACATATTGTAGATGTAACATTCCAAAATCAATTCGTTGCTGGTAAAAACCCAACTACTTGGGATGGTGGTGATGAGCATGGGTATAGTGTATCTATTATATGTGAAACGCATGTAGCTAGAAGAAGTCAACTAAAATTAAAAGATGATTTTAGAGTAGGTGTTAATAAAGATAATAATGATTTACCAATAGGAATCTAAAATGGCACAACGATACAGAACACATAGAGATGATAAGATAGATTTGAAAAGAACTCAGAATTCTTTTTCAGATGACCCTATGTTAGATAAATCTAAACAGATATCTCGTAGAAACGATGATGTAAAAAATGTATCTGTTGGGATATATGATATAGATTTAGCATTTAAAAGTTTTTTAGAAACTGATGTTAAACCTATTATAGAAGAGAATGGAAAGTTTATTCCTGTTCCTGTAATGTATGCAAATGCAGAAAATTGGTCATCAGCACAGAGAGATGGGTTTCTAAAAGATAACAATGGTAAAGTACAAACACCTCTTATTTCATTTAAAAGAAACGCATTAGATGTGAATACTGAAATATCTAAACTAAAAGTTAGAACTGATTTAGATTCTTCACAAGCGTTTGTTAAAACATATTCAAAAGAAAATAGATACGATTCATTCTCACAACTTACAGACCAACAACCTGTAACAGAACATTATATAGTAGACAGACCTGATTATGTAAATTTAACATACGATGTTATAATATGGTGTGATTTTATGGAAGATTTGAATAAGTTAGTAGAGCAAATCATATACTTTCAAGGTGGTACATTTGGTGAACGATATAAATTCCAAATAAAAGGTGAATCATATTCATTTGATACAACTAATGGGGTAGGTGAAGAGAGAATAGTAAAAGCTAATGTATCTCTTACAGCCAAAGCATATATAGTGCCAGAACAGACTGGATTGAAGATAAATACTTCAAAAGCATTTGGTTCTTCAAAGGTTGTTTGGAAATTAAACCCAAAAATTTAATCTTTACAAAAATAATTTCATATTTATATACACATAAAGTATAATAATTAAATTTAAAAACAAAAGTTATGGCAGAAGTAAACACAATCAAAGAAAAAGAAGTTATCAATATCGATGAAAAAGATATTGCTAAAGTTAAAGAATTCAGAACCGAGTTTGCTGAGGTTACAGCAAGAATTGGTGAGATAGAGGTAGAACGTTTGAATGCAGTAATGATATTAGAAAATATTACAGCTGCACAATCAAATTTATCTGACAAGTTTAGGTCTTTAAGAAGTGGAGAGCGTGAAATCACCGAAGAATTTCAAAAGAAATATGGTGAAGGAGAGTTTAACATAGAAGAAGGTACTTTTACACCTATCTCATAAATATAATCGTTTTGAGTTTTTTGATGTATTTATAGATATAATAAAAACCAAAAGAAATTAATAGGAGAATAAAATGGCAGAAAGAATAGTAAGTCCTGGAGTATTTACAAGAGAAAAGGACTTGTCATTTCTACCTCAAGGGATTGGCGAAATTGGAGCAGCATTAGTAGGTTCAACATTAAAAGGACCAGCATTCGTTCCAACAACAGTATCATCATTTTCAGAGTTTCAGCAAGTATTCGGTGGATTGACTTTAGATTCATATTTACCATATACGGCTCAAACTTACTTAGAAGATGCTGGAACAGCAACAATCGTTAGAGTATTAGGAAAAGACGGGTACACTCTGGAAAACCCAATAGCATTGAAAGTATCATCATCACTTGGTGAGAAAGTAGTAGCAGTACTACACCCAACACATGAAATTGTATCAGATGTAGATGTATTTGATGATTCAGCAATTGCTGACCATTTCGGTAGTACACCAGTATCAGCATCTTTGTTTACATTAACTGTAAATGGTTCTGAAGCTGTATCAACAGATTACTCAGCATCATTAAACCCAACAAGCGATAACTATTTCACAAAATCATTTGGATTTTCTCCAAAAGGTTCTGAAGAAGCTTATGTTTTATCAAACTTTAAAAACTTCCAATCAGATGTATTTGCATTAGATGGGGAGATTCCTGTAGTAACATTGGATGTTTTAAAAGATGTAGATTACACAAAAGCTTATACTGAAGCATCTACTCCGTGGATTACTTCACAAAAAGTAGGTGGTAACACAACTAACTTAATTAAATTCCATACACTATCTCATGGTACGGCAACTAACTACGAATTTAAAATCGGTATTCAAGATGTTAAAGTAGCTGGTTCAGTTCCTGGTTCTGAGTATGGTTCATTTACTGTAGTAGTACGAAGAGTAGACCAAGATAAGATTGCTGGTTCACCATTCGTAGGTATAGTTGATTCAGATATCAGACCAAACTTAGTTGAAACCTTTCAAGGTGTTAACTTAGATCCTGATTCACCAAACTTTATCGTAAGAGTAATTGGTGATAAGTATATTACTGTAGATGCAGATGGTAAATTATCAACAAATGGTGATTACGCTAACAATTCAGCAAATATTAGAGTTGAAGCTTCACCATCAGTAATGAACAAAGCAATTGATGAAACTTTAGTACCTTTCGGATTTGCAGCATTACAAAATCCATTCGGAAGTAAATTAGATTTACCTGCACCAACAATGGTAGCTGACCAAAAAATCAATCAATCATATAATCCTAAGAAATTTTGGGGATTAGATTTTGATTTCGCAACAACAGATAATAGAAACTTCCTATCACCAACACCAGATAGTGATACTGCAGTAGTAGGTACGGCATTCTATTTAGGTGATTACAATCAAGATGCTGGAGCTAATTACCCAACATCAGCATCACCAAATACTGATAAAATATCATTAGATAACGCTAAAACTACGATTAACTCTCGTAAGTTCTTAGTACCATTTCAAAGTGGATTTGATGGATTCAAACCTTCTAGAGTTGTATCTTTAGGAAACGATATTGTTTCTGGAAATACGCAAGGATGGGATTGTTCATCAAACACAGCAGCAGGAACGTTAGCATATAGAAAAGCAATTAACTCTGTATCTAATCCTGATGAATTTGATATTAATATGTTAGTAATTCCTGGTC